GCTAGTACCGAAAAGGCGGAAGGTCTCTTTGACACCCAAGTCACGGGCATCTACTGTCACATCAAATAAGGTCATAATTTCTTTCTCTCTCTCAATCAACACAAGTATTATCGCAAAAAAAGGGGGTCATGTCAACCCCCTAAATGCATTTTTTTACAAAAAATACTAAAAACTTTTCTCCTTACATATCAAGTAGTTACTGACTTTTGTTCAACCTGTTTCTCAAGTTCGGCAACTCGACGTTGCAATTTTCTTATTAGTTCTCGTAGGTTATAGTAGTCTCTATCAGACATGTAGTCTCCTTTGTTACTTTACATTGTGGATTAGTACACCCGATTTCACAAGAAACTTTAATCCCTCCTCCGAACGATAGTTATCATCATAATAAACATGGGTAATACCAGACTGTGCAATCAGTTTCGCACAGTCAATGCAGGGAGAGTGAGTACAAAAAAGCATTGCCCCATCCCCTGACTCTGTTGATTTTGCTAGTTTCGTCAATGCATTTGCTTCTGCGTGTAGCACTTCTGGTTTTGTCTTTCCGTCTTCCTCACAACAGTTGTCCCAACCAGTAGGCATGCCGTTGTATCCGATAGAAATGATGCGGTCATCCTTGACTACAATCGCACCAACTTGTAAACGCTTTGCATGAGAGAGTTGTGCAAAACGTTTAGCAGTATCCATGTACGCATCAATAAACTTTGGTTTTAGAATCAAAACTTCATTCCACTGAAATCCTTGCGACCTGCTTTCTTGGTCATCCAAGACATCGAGTCGTCCTCGTTGGCGCGTCTACCAAAGTCTGACTTATCGAACAATGGTTTGTCGTCAACAATATCTTCTTGTGCTACTTGCTCACAATCGAACAGACGCATCTTCGCACGATCAACTCCAACAACGAATCGTTTTGGATTTGTATCTGAATAGCGATTCTTCAATTGCTTGACCATTATTTGACCAAGGTCTTCCAATTCTTCAGAACTGACCAAAGCGATCATCATGTCTGCGGTTGCNGGNAGACCGAACGACTCACTTGTGTCNGTCAACTCGACATCTGAGTTACCGTAACCGCTTCGTGTTGTCTGTGTGGCAGATACTAATGGTACATTGAACTCGACTGCTAATCCACGCAACTCTTCTGCGATTGCTTTGATGAGAGTGTAGGAGTTGACTTGTGCCCCTGCTTTGACTCGTGAGGAAGCACAGATATTGAGATAATCGATGTAGATAATGTCTGGCACAAACGACCGCTTCAATCGCAACTCGTTAAGTAGATGTCGGAAATGACCAGAACCTGCACTGGCAGTAGGATACTCTTTGACAATAAGTTTACCACTTGTCTTCCCCCTTACCCTTTCAATCTTCTTGTCATACATGTCCTTAGAGAGTGCCTCAAGGTCATCTAGAGTGACATTTAGAAGGTTCGCATCGATTCGTTGTGCTATTCGCTCCTCCGACATTTCCATGGTTACATAAAGGACCGATTTTCCGTCCAATAAATTTGCCGATGCAAAGTGACACATTGCAAGTGATTTACCGACACCAGTACCTGCGAGGATGATGTTGAGTGTCTTGTTTGGCAATCCGCCCTTGGTAATTTTATTTAGGTATTCCAAGTCGAAAGGAATGCGTTCTTCAACCTTGTGATAGAAATCATAACGAGATTCTGCATCATCAAGAAAGTCGTGTCCGATGTTAGGATCAAATGATACTGACAATGCTTCCGACAATAACTCTGGGATTGCTCCCTTGTCATTCTTCTTATCATTACCATCAAGGATTGCAATCGAGTTCATGATTGCATTGTAGATTGCTTTTTCTTGACACCACTTCTCAGTTGTGTCTGTCAACCACTCTTTGTCTGCATCCTCACCGTCAAGGTTACTGATAAGAGAAGAGGCACTGCTGAACTCTTCATCAGACAGATCGTCGCGACTGTCCATCTCCAGTGTCAGTGCCTCTTTTGTAGGAAGACTGTTGTACTTATTAATGAACTTGTCGATCTCTTGATAGACAGTCTTCTCTAAGCGATCATGGAAATACTCAGACTTCAGATAAGGAAGTGTGCGTCTTGCAAAGTCTTCATTATTCAGTAGATGCCTCAGTATTACCAGTTCCGTCTTCGCCATCGTTCATTTGCTCCAATTGTTCTTCAATAATGCCTACAAGAATATCCCCTATTATACTCTCAAACTCAGGTGTAGTCAAGTCAATTTTATCAGGGTTATCTAACGTGATAGTGTTGAATGAGAGTACCATCTGACCCTCTTCTTCATTAAACGAAACTGTATCATACTGATATGCAACACCTGCATAATCACCTTCTTCAATTTTGATTGCCCAATGATTCTCGTGAAACGAGTTATCATGTTCAACCAGACTGTGTTTCACTGACATCATCTGCTTCCTCTATTGCTTCGTCTACTCCGACTTGTCCATACATGAACTCTCGACTCGCGGCAACTTCTAGTTGTGCCATAATATCGTCGGTAAAGTATTGTTCTGGATTTTCATTGATTGCTTTTGCAAATACTTTACGACCGTCTGGTAACTCATATCGTGTAGACACCTTCTTTATAATGTCATACTTCTCTGCCAGATCAAGAAGACCGTAATAACGATCAAGACCACTATCATAAGACAGTTTGACAAGTACGTCTTTGTTTTCTTTTGTGAATCGCGATTTATGCATGCGTACTTTAATGAGGTTGCCGATGACATCTGTGCCATCCTTGTCCTTCTTCTTTGTAAGCATACAGATAGATGATGCCGCATACTTGAGACCTGATCCACCAGAAATTTCTTTAGTTGGTACATACGCTCCCACCACATCGTAAACATGGTTAGTGACAAGCATCGGCACATTTGCCTTTGCCAACTTGAGAGAAAGAACTCGGAACGTACCACGCAACAACTGTGCTTTGGTCATATCTCGTTTGTTTTCACCCTTTGCCGTATCTTCCAATTCTTTCTCTGACGAAAGCATACCCAATGAGTCAAGCACCATCATCATTGGCGGTTGCTCTTTAGTTTCAAGATATTGATCGAGCATACGCACTGCTTGAGTACGAAACTCTTCAATAGACTGTGGTTCAACGATTGCCACACGCTTGGCATCAATACCACGATCAGTCATCATCTTCTTCGTGACTGCCGCTTCGGTATCAAAGTAGATGACACCGCCCTCTGGGTTCTGATCGAGGAATGTCTTGAGCACTCCAAGAACAAAGAATGTTTTACCAGTGGCAGACTCACCTGCGAATGCGGTGATCTTATTGTTAGGAACACCACCATACATCGAACCACTTAATACTGCATTCATAATGTAAGAACCAGTGTCAATAGAACCTGAATACTCTGAACTATTGCCACCATCTTCAAGGATGTTTGCGTTATCAAACCCCTTGACCAAATCACCTAAAAAATTACTCACGATGTGTACACCTCATCCATCTTATCACGAAACGTTTCAATCTTAGCGAGACGGTCTTTGCCGTTCCACTTGATATAATCCTTATCTGGGTTTGCCGCTAGATTGTTGAGTAGCGGAAGAACCATGTTATATAGAGTATCGCACTTTTTCTGCAATTTGTCAACCTCTAATGTTGACGATTCTGCTGAAGACTTTACCTGTTGGACGATCTCCAGTTCGTCCTCGTCCACCATTGTGAACCCGAAATCAAAATCAGACATTTCTTACTCCGTACCTAATATGTTTGTACCATAGTCGTTCGTGTGCGTAGTACAAAACAAACTTAATGATCAAGTCTGCTAAGAACACTGCCCCCACTGCTTTTGGCGGTAATCCAAAAGTCCATGCAATCAATGCTGTTGTGATACTTGCGATGATTCGCCATGTGACTGCCTTTGCGAGATGTCGCTTCTTCGTTACTTCTGTCATCCGAAAAATGCCTCAAGTGATGCTTTCTTTTCAGTATCCCAACCAACCACATTGAGTATTGCGCTCAACGGTTCAAGGAATGCTTTGTCGAATTGCGTGTCATAGTCAATATAGTCTTCTAGTCCGAACTCTTTCGGTAGGGAAGAAAGAATGCTAAGAACATTTTGCCGAATAGGATTTGGAGTTCTGAGATAACAGAACTTGATCTTTTCACCGTCTTTGATAGACTCATAACGCTTCTCCAGTTTGTGCTGTTTCAGCAGATGATTGTACACG